TCACCCCTAATACTTGGACAACCACAATCGCTACGCAAGAACCTTTACTCGATGTTATGTACTAGAATTGACCCTATGAAAGAGGTGTGCTAATGGCAACAGGCTGGCCAATGAAAGTTTCGTACGCGGATGGAGATGTCTATTCCGCATCGGATGTCAATGATATTACTGGCACGATTAACCTTCTTGGTTCAAGCGTTGCTTATACTGCTGGTAAAAATAATTTGCTTAACTCTTCAATGGCAATTTGGCAGCGTGGAACCTCAATAGCCGTTAACGGTGGCAGCAATTCTTATGTGGCTGACCGTTGGGCAATTCAGACTGCAACGGCTAGCGTTAATACAACAACAAGCCGACAAACAACAGGCGACACAACAAATCTGCCTTTTATTCAGTATTGTGCAAGAGTTCAGCGTAACAGTGGCGTGACTGCCAATGGATTTATCTCTATTCAGCAATCTTTGGAAACTTCTAGCAGCGCAATTTTGGCTGGCAGAGCAGTAACGTTGAGTTTTTATGCTCGAAAGGGTGCTAACTTTTCAGATGCGTCAAGCCAATTAGGTGTTCAGTTAAAAACTGGCACAGGCACAGACCAAAACATCAACAGTTATACAGGATCAGCAACCCCAATTAACAGCACAGCAACCATTACGGCAACGTGGCAACGTTTTACTTTTGCTGGAACTGTTGCATCAACCGCAACAGAAGTTGGCGTAAATATTTATTATTTAACTACTGGAACTGCTGGCACAAATGACTACTTTGAAATAACTGGAGTGCAGTTAGAAGTGGGAACAGCCACAGCCTTCCAAACTGCAACAGGAACTATTCAAGGTGAACTGGCGGCTTGCCAAAGGTATTATGAAAAATCCTATGCACAAGGAACTAACATTGGTACTGCCACTACAACAGGAATAAGTGGAAACGCATCAGGAGCAGATACAACGGGTTATGTAGCGCCTATTACTACTTTTAAGGTAACAAAAAGAAATACTCCTTCTGTAACTGTTTATGATACAGCAGGAACTATAAACAAAGTAAGTTCTTTTAACACAGCAGGAACTTTAACTGCTGGTAAAACAGGAAGTTTAGACCCAATTTCTGATACTGGATTTAGAATTTACGAAACAGGCACAAGCAAAAACGGGTTGTTCTATCACTATGTAGCAAGTTCGGAGTTGTAATATGGAAATCACTTATCAAATCTTAGAAAACGGTTACATTTTAAGTTCAGATGGTTGGGTAATTCCTAATGACCCTGCAAACTCTGATTATCAGGCATATCTAAAGAGTCTTGATGAAGCCGCTTCTCTGTAAAGCAGGGCAACAACTTCGTGAGCAGATTGATGATTCCTTTCCTGACCGCGATAGAAAGTCTGATGGCTGGATAGGCGATGCCGCACACGCCAATCGTAAGAGTGACCACAATCCCGATCCGTCTAACGGATTCGTCAGGGCTATTGATGTGGATAAGGACTTCGACTCACGCCCCAGCACAGGTGCTTATCTTGCCGACCAAATACGCCTATGCGCCAAAGCAGGTGAGAAGAGAATTTCTTACATCATCTATGCAGGCAAGATCGCTTCCTCTAAGAAATCTTGGCGTTGGCGTCCTTATGATGGGATTAACCGCCACGATCATCACATCCATATTTCATTCACTAAAGAAGGCGATCAGAATGGTCGCTGGTTCGACATCCCGATGCTAGGAGCAACAACAAATGAAAGACCTTAAAACAGCAGCAGGCTCATGGGCTAGAGCATTCTTAGTAGCAGTACTAACACTTGCAGCAGCTGGTGTGACAGAGCCAAAGGCATTACTTGCTGCCGGACTTTCATCATGCTTGCCACCAGTTATTCGTTGGTTAAATCCTAACGACTCAGGTTTAGGCATTCAGAAGTAATGACTGCCCTTAACTGGGCGGCTCTCGCAGTTGCAGGCATCTCAATCGTTACTGGCTTTGTCGGATCAATCCGCTGGCTAGTAAAGCATTACTTAAATGAACTAAAACCAAATGGTGGTTCATCGATGAACGATAGATTGAATCGACTTGAAGGGCGTGTCGAAACAATAATAACTCTTCTGGAGAGGTGACACTTATCTCATGGCAAGAAAAGCAACTCAGAAGCTAGTGGATGAAGGCTATTCCAAACTAGATGCGTGGGCTATTGGTGTGCATGAAATGTATCGTGCATTACGCCGCGCAGGCTTCGATGTTGATTTGGCACTTGCCATCATTGTAGAGAAACAGGCTTATCCTGAATGGATACTTCCATCGCCTATTAACCCAAATATCCCAGAGCCAGACTGGTATGACGATGAGGATGAATGAAAAGAACTGTAGTAGTTCCAGACTTACAAGTTCCCTATCACGATCCAGTTGCTGTAAAAAATGTTGCAAGTTTTATTAAGACTTACCGCCCCGATTCTGTTGTTACACTTGGAGATGAAATCGATCTCCCACAAATATCCCGATGGACAGAGAACACACCAGGGTGGTACGAGCAGACACTAGCTGCTGATAGAGATGAAGCAGTAGAGGTTCTCTGGTCATTAGTCGAGCATGCTAAAGAAGCTCATATGATTCGTAGCAATCACACAGACAGACTTTACAATGTAACGATGAAGAAGATTCCTGCATTCTTGGCATTACCAGAGTTGCGCTTCGAGAAGTTTATGAAACTCGATGAACTAGGAATTACCTACCACAAGAAGCCTTACGCCATTGCTAAGGGCATTGTGGCAGTTCATGGCGATGAAGGTAGCGTAAAGCCTACACCTGGTCTTACAGCCCTTGACGCGGCTCGTAGGCAGGGCATTAGCGTTATATGTGGACACACTCACAGGGCAGGTCAATCGGCCTTTACAGAGGCTTCTGGAGGCCGTATAGGCCGTATCCTGCGTGGGTGGGAAGCAGGGCATCTTATGGATGTCAGGCAGGCTCATTACACTAAAGGCACGATGAACTGGCAGCAAGCCTTTATTATCATCGAGGAGATTGGCACAAATGTGCAGGTCAGCATCATTAACCTTGAAAAGGATGGCACCTTTATTGTGGCAGGCAAACGCTATGGACGATCTCGATAACGATATTGAGCGTGATGTAGATACGCACATGGATGACTCAGAATTGTTACCATTTCGTTATCAAAATCAACCAGGTAAATCACACTAGCTGTGTCACACTCTTCTGGTAAGCAAGGGCTGCTTACAAGAAAGGGCAATAATGATTTGGATACAGGCACTAGGAATCATTGGGGTCATGTTCGCTACTAGTTTCATCTGGTACTGGACTGGCCATAAAGATGGAGTTCGAGAAGGTTATACACGCGGTCGCTCAATCTCTCGACAAGAATTCTGGAAAGAATAAATGAGAGCGACAGAGGCACTCATCAATGCAATCGACATCATGCAAGATCGTGGCAAGGTCTACGGTCATCCGAAAATTAACCAGGGTAGGATATCTGCAAGGTTATCCAATCTATTTGATTTCCCAATCACAGACGCTCAAGCTGCACTTGCAATGGTCGAAGTCAAGCTCTCACGCATCCAAGAATCGCCAAGCCACACAGATTCTTACATTGACGCAATAGCGTATTTAGCAATAGCAGTACAACTACAAACGGAAGAAGATGAGTTATATGTTTAACTTGCAAGATTATGAAACATGTGAAGTAAGACTCGATAAGTGGTGGAAGGACAATCCAGATGGTCGCGTGGCTACAGAACTCATTTCGTTCCAAAATGGACAATATATTGTTCAAGCATACTTATATAGGACTTTTGCAGATAGCGTTGCGTACTCCACAGGACTCGCTGAGGAGAAGATTACTGATAGAGGTGTCAATGCTACTAGCGCGCTGGAAAACTGCGAGACTTCAGCAATCGCTAGGGCGCTTGCAAACGCAAATTACGCGGCTAAAGGCAAGAGAGCTTCAAGAGAGGAAATGACAAAGGTTGTCAAGACTCAGATGTCTGTGACAAAAGATTATATTCCAGTACAGAAGGAAGACGATCCCTGGACGATTAAAACCGTTGCAATGCCAATAACAGCAGAAGAAGCTGTGGCAACGGTGAAGGACATTATAGGTGCCACTACTGACAAAGATGTGCCGCGTTGTCCACATGGTGAAATGCACTGGGCTTCTGGCACTAGTAAGCAGGGCAAGCAATGGGGTCACTTTAAGTGTCCAGCAGCTGCTACTGGTGAAATGGATCGATGCCTAAAGGGCGAAGACATTCGTTGGTATGAGATAGGGCCTAACGGCACTTGGAAACCACAGAAATTAAGGCTGGTATAGATAATGGGTGAAATGATAATCTATGACAATGGCAGAGCGACAATCATGGGCGGAGAGTTCGAAGAACCAGAGGTTATTGTTATCTATTGCGATCTATGCAATGAGCCTTTGGCTATTACTCCAGAGTTTAATGGTCAAGTATTCCTACGCTGTCTGAAATGTCATGCCGTTAATGGCAAGCCAATCGCGCAAGCATAGAGGTTATGCGACCGAACGCATTGTCGCCATGTACTTGCAGCAATGGTGGCACGCAGCTAGTGTCGGTCGTGGTCAAGGCGAGGACATTCTCAATGTTCCGTTCGACATCGAGATTAAGGCTCGTAACTCACTTGACATCAAAGGGACACTACGCCAAATCAAAGCACGCACAGACAAATCAGGGAAGCTTGGCTTTGCGTGTTTCAGACTTAATGGTCAAGGGGAAGCATCAGTCGGTGAGTTCGTCTGTATGTTGTCATTAGTCGATTTGGTGCAGTTATTACGCAAGGCAGGCTACACAAAGATTCCAGGTGATATTGACTGGGAAAAGGCACTAATCAGATGTACTGATTGTGGTAATTGGAAAGTTAAACATTGGGAG